TTGCATCCAAGGCGAGTACCAGGCAGTTTGGGCCGACTGGGGCGTTGGTCGAGTGACTTCTGCCGGCCTGGTGGAACGTGAGGGCATTCGTGGTGGTGTCGCCGGTCTGGATGCTGATATTCCGCCGTGGAGGCGTTGGAAGACGAAATCTCGGGCGGCGCGGGCGATCAGGTGGATCGAGGCGTACTGTCCGATCCCGTCGGGGACCGGGACGGGTGGTCTGATCCGGTTGCATCAGTTCCAGAAGGACCAGCTCGAGGTGATGTTGGCCGAAGGGGTCCGGATCGGGGGCCTTCAGATTCCCCGCGGCAACGCCAAGAGCACTTTGTGGGCTGCGGTGGCGCTGTGGGCGCTGTGCGACGATCCTGACGCACCACAGGTACCTCTCGTTGGGTTCAACGGGCTGTCTGTGCAGACCACCTTGTGGCGTCCCATTCAGCGCATGGTGTCGATGTCACCTGATCTTGCGTCGCGGGTGCGGGTGTTCAAGTCGTCCGCCGACCGTCGTGCCCTGTGTGCGTGGAACGGTGGGGAGCTGTTGCCGATGCCGGCGCATGTCGACCGGTTGCAAGGGTTGAACCCGACGGTCGCCCTGGTGGACGAGGCACAGACCGTGCCACCGGAGGTGTGGTCGGCGTTGATTCAGGGTGCCGGTAAGCGTGAGTCGTCGTTGGTGTTGGCGATCGGGACGCCGGCACCGTTGGGTCAGGCGTCGGCGTTGGCCGGGTTGCGGGCCCAGTCCATTGCGGGGGCGAACGTCGCGTGGTTGGAGCATGCGGCCCTGGCGGGGTGTGCGTTGGATGATCATGTCGAGTGGGCGCGGGCGAACCCGGGGATCGCCGCCGGTCTGCTCCGCGTCGACCAGCTCGAAACCGAGTTGAAGCTCGTGTCCGAGGCAGAGTTCCGGTGTTACCGGTTGGGGCAGTGGGTGGACTCGACGACGGCGGATTGGTTGCCGGTCGGTGCGTGGGACGACTGTCCGACCGTTGTCGCACCCCCGGATGGGACCGAGGTCGTGTTGGCGTTGGCCGGGACGTGGACCTCGAGCGTGGCGGTGGTCGGGGCGACGATGGACGGGGCTGTGTTCGTGGCGTGGGCCGCGGAGACCGCGACCGACGACGAGCTGGCCGCGGTGTTCGCCACGGCGAAGGACCGGTGGACGGTGGTCGAGGTCAGCGTGGCACCACGGCAACGTTCGACGCTGCTCCCACGTTTGATCGCGGCAGGCCTGACGGTGGAGGTGTGGCCGAACCGGTTGGACATCGAAGTCACGTCATCGACCGAGTGGCGGCTGGCGATCGTCGGTGGACACTTCGCCCACGACCACCACCCGCTGCTCGCCGAACATGTGGCCGCCAGCGTGGCCCGGTCCACGTCTGATGGTTCGTTGAAGCTCGTCCCACCTGCCGACGGTCGCCCGGTGGACGCGGCCAGGGCGGCGCGGATGGCATGGGCCAGGGCTGCGGTGCTCGCCGTCGAGCTCGAGGCCCCGGCGATCTGGTGAAGAAATCCACACACCGCGTTCTCGTTCTGTGATAATGGCGCCCATGGCTCTCATCACCACCGGTTCGCTCGGCCGTGCCCCACGGGTACGAGACACCGACGGGGCACCCGAACCAGAAACCGACGAGAACACGGTGTGGCTCGGTAAGCAACCCGACGAGGGTGCCGAGGCGAAGCCCGCCAAGTCCAAGCAAGCCTGACCCGCGGTGTCACGCCTTGGGCTGGCTGTCCGGCAGATCACATCGAACCTGCTGCACGCCACCGACGGCCGTGACGTCCTGTTCAACTCCCCTGACGGGTGGGAGGTCGAGCAGCCGTGGTTGTGGTGGACCGGCCCCAACGGTGGCAGCACACTCGGCCCGGTCGGTCATCCGTTGCCCGGTGCTGGTAATCCGGCCTCGGGTACGGGTGGGATCCCGGCGGTCGCCAGGGCAACCGGTCTGATCGTCGACACGATCGGCACCCTGCCGATGCACGTCTACCGGGGCGACACCGAACGTTTGCCGACTCCGTCGTGGATGGCCGACCCGCAAGCACTCCGGTTGGACGGGCGGGTGGTGGACACGTCGGGGCATTCGGACCCACGGTTGTCGAACGTCGACTTCTGGTGCGAATGGATCCGCTCGGCGCTGTGGTGGGGCGACGGGTTCATCTACGCCCCCGTCCGTGACGCCACCGGGGCACCCAAACCACCGTTGTGGATCCTGCACCCCGATGACGTCGAGCTCCGCGACGGTCGCTATCACGTCGCCGACCAGATCCTGCCGATGGGGTCGATCATCCACCTGCGCGGGCAGACCCCGATCATCGACGGTCGCGGCACCGGGGTACTCACCCGGTTCGCGAACGAGTTGAGCATGGCCCAACAGTTGCGCTCGTACATTGCCGGGGCGTTCCAGTCCGGTGTACCCGCGGGCTACCTCAAGACATCGGCTAGCAATATCACTCAGGATCAGGCTGACGCGTTGAAGACCCGGTGGATGGCCCAGCACGGTGGGGCCCGTAAGACGATTGCCGTGTTGAACGCCACGACGGAGTTTCATCCGTTGTCGTGGACCCCGGTCGACACCGAAGCCGCCCAGTTCGCACAGCTCACCCTGTCATCGATCGCCCTGATGTTCGGTTTGCCGGTGTCCATGCTCGGCGGACCGTCCGGGAACTCGTTGGATTACACGACGTTGGAGTTGCGGATGCAGGAGCTGTACACGCTGACCCTGCTCCCGTGGATCGCCCGCATCGAAGCCGTCCTCGACGCACAACTACCCGGTGGCACCCAGGCCCGCCTGGAGATCGACGGGCTACTGCGGGCCGACACGAAATCCCGGTACGAGTCCTACGCCATCGGGATCGACAAAGGGTTCATCACCATCGACGAAGTCCGGGCGTTGGAGAACCGTCCACCGCTCACCCAGGAGGCTGTCCTATGACCGACACCGTGCACGTCACCTTTCCTGGCCTCGAGTTCCGGTTGGCCGACCTAACCGAACGGATCGTTGAGGGCATCGTGGTGCCGTGGAACGAGACATCGTTCCTCACCCCGGACCCGGCCGGTGAACGGTTCCACCCCGCCAGCCTGAACCGCTCTCTCAAGGACAAGGGAGATCGGATCAAGCTGTACCGCAACCACAACATGGACACCGCCGTCGGCAAGATCGAAAGGTGGAAGAACACCGACGCCGGACTGTGGGCACAGTTTCGCGTCGCTACCACTCCACCCGGCAACGCAGCCTGGGAAGAGATCAGCGAAGGCATGCTCGACCAGTTCAGTGTCGGGTTCCGCCCGAAGCGTGAGACACGCGCCGCTGATGGTGCGCGAGAGGTGCTCGAAGCCGAATTGCACGAGGTGTCGATCACCCCGATGGGCGCGTATGCCGGTGCACGGGTGCTCGCCCACCGCACACCCGACACGACTACACCGCTGCTGCCACCGATGCCCGTGGTGAACCTGGCCCCGTTGGTCCTTCCCAACCGCTGGCAGACCTGACTAACATCACCGGCGGACGCGCAACCTACCCCGCCCGTGACACCGGAACCACTCGCCAATAGCTAGGCGACCCGCCCGAGGACGACGGAACCAGGCAAGACCCGCGTTGAACCCAACCCGTTCAACCCTGGAGGACACCTGATGCTGACGTACCTGCAACGTCTCGTTGACGAGCGGATGACGCTCACCGAGATGGCAACCCGGGCCGCTGACAAAGCAGCCACCGAAGACCGCGACCTCGGCGACACCGAGAAGCAGTCGATGACCGAGTGGGAAACCCGCTGCCAGGAAATCGACAAGCAGCTCACCCAGTACAACGCCCAGGCGGAATCGGCCCGGGCGTTCGCTGATCTCTCATCGAAGCTCGAGACGTCCCGCGAAGCCCCGTCCAACGGTGTCGCCACACGCACCCCCACCGGTAAGGAAATCGAACTCACCTGGGGGCGGGCGTTCGTCGAATCCGACCAGTTCCGTTCCTACACCGGGCACGGCCAGTCGTCCCGCTTCGAGGGTGTCGGGTTCCTCGACTTCGAGCAGCGCGCCGCGATCACCACCGCCAACCTCGCCATCCCGCACTTCGTGCTCCCACCCGTCGAGTACCGGACCACTGCACCACTGCTCGAAATCTGCGGCCGGGTCACCGTCTCCAGTGGTGTGGTTGATTGGGTGGAGATCGGTGGCGACCCGCTCGCCGCGGTCGTCGCCGAAGGTGCGGTCAAGCCCGAAGCGGCGTTCACCGTCACCCCGAAGACGTCGACGCTCGACACGATCGCTCACTGGGTGCAGATCACCCGCCAGGCCCTCGAGGACGCTTCGTACATCCAGTCGATGATCGAGGGCAAGCTTCGTCGTGGTCTGCTCAACAAGGCGGAAGCGGACATGGCCGCAGCGATCGACGCATCGACCGCCGTCCAGGTCGCGACCGCCACCGCCGCGCAGGGTGGTTTGTCGGCTGCGATCCGGGTCGGTGTCGGCAAGGTGCAGGCGGCAGGGTTCAACCCGAACGCCGTCGCCCTCAACCCGGCCGATGCTGCCGCTCTCGACTTCACTTCGTCGACGATCGTGAACCCTGCCAGCGGTGCCCCGTACTGGGGACTCAAGCCCGTCACCGCCGCCGCCATCCCGGCCGGCAAGGCGTACGTCGGGGACTTCCAAGCGGGGGCCACCCTGTTCGACCGGGGTGTCACCAACGTGTTCCTCTCCGACAGCCACGCCGCCCTGTTCATCTCGAACATTCTGGTGATCCTCGCCGAGGCCCGGCTCAAGTCCGCTGTTACTGAGCCGCTCGCCCTGTGCGAGTGCTCGGCGGTTCCGTGACCAGTCCTGCCGCGCTTCCGTGGGATGTCGACGCCGTAGCTTTCGCGGCGCTCGACATCCTGCGGTTGGACCCGTCCGACGTGGACGCGGAACGCATCACGTCCGCGGCCACATCGGCGACCGAGCTGGTCGACTACGAACTCGACTACGAGGTGGCCCCGGACACGATCCCGAACCCGGTGTTCGACGCCGCCGTGGCACTCACCGTGGAGACGTACCGCAGAAAAGACGCCCCGTTCGGGGTCACCGATTCGTGGTCCGCTGATGGTGCGGTCATCCAATTGTCAGCGGATGTGATGCGCGGGGTCCGCTCGACACTCACCCCGTACAAATCCCGCTGGGGGATCGCGTAGCCGTGGCTGACACCACCGCCGTTTCCGTGGCCCGTACCGCCCTGTACGACGCTCTGCGGGCATCCACCGCGCTCGCCCAGTGGCGGGTGCACCGGACCACCCCCCGCCAGATCGCCGCGCCCACGATCTACATCGACTCGGTCGAACTCTCGGTGGACGGTGGGATCGGTGCCGGCATGGTCGAAGTCATGTTCCCCATCGTGCTCGTCCATGACGGTGCGGTCCGGGCGCAGGTCGAGGCGTTGGATGACATGGTCGCCCACGTCTGGACCGCAGCACTCAGCGTTGGTAACCCGACAGATTCCCGCCCCGTCAATCTGGACGTCGGCGGCCCCACCCTCCGCTCACACCTGGTGCGAGTCGAGGTCCCCGTACTGGCGTACACGCTGTGCCCGCCAACCCTTGTAACACCCGAACCAATCAGGAGCTGAACCACTATGGCCAATCCGTTTACCTGGCAGATCACCGATGGCGTCCTCGCGTTCAAGTTGGTCGACACGGCAGCGGTGGGTTACCTGCCGACCTGGAACGCACCCGCCGGCAAAACATCCACCACCGTGACGATGGCCGACTACGAAACCAGCTCAGACACCTGGCGGTGTCAGGTCACTAGTGGAGTTTTGACACCGTCCGCGAACTCGGAGGACTCCGAGATTCTGGCCACGTTCTGTACGGCCGGTCGCACCACCACCATCCCCAAGCAGTCCCGGTGGACGTTGGACGTCGACCTGTACCAGGACCCGCAAATCACCGGTGTGGCACCACTCGGCGGGCTCGCCGAGTACACGTACCGCAACGACGCCAAAGAGGTGTACTTCATGCTCGGTTTGAACGGGACGACGCTCCCACCGAGGGCGATCGGTCGGGTCATCATGACCCCCGAAGCGTTCGGTGGCGCGGCACGTGTCCCGCTCACCGCGTCCGCTTCATGGCAGGTCACCCAATGGCCGGACCTCAAGTTCGGGATCGTCGCCGCCCTCGAGGACCCCGAAGCCGACGACGAAGCCGCCGCCACCAGCCGTAAGCAGAAGGCCAACGCGTGAACCGGTCGTGGCAACTTCACAGTCAGGCCAATCGTTAAGGCAGGTCGCCCGCGCACTGGAGAAAATCCCGGATGAGGCGGTGAAGGAAGCCGCCGAACACACCGTGGCCCGTGCCCAGCAGATCGGTGGCCGGTTCGGCCAGAAGCGGGTCAAGCTGGGTGCCAAAGTGAAACCGTCCGGTAAGGGGTCGGTGCTCGTGCTCGGCGTCACGGCTGGCGGCTGGGCGATCCGTTCGTACGGGCGGTCCGAGTCGAAAGCGAAACCGGGGTCGGTGCTCGGTGTGCCGGGGGACGGCTTCCACTCCACCAAGGCCAAAGCGGTCCGCACCGGCAACCGAAGCTGGGACAAGGTGCGTGAGTTCGCCGAGGACGAATCACCGCGGGTCGTGGTTGAAGCGGTTCGTAAGGCGTTGCGCTGATGGCTAACGAAAAGATTCAAATCCAGATCGGGGCCACCGACGAAGCGTCCCCGAAGATCGAGAAGATCGCCAAGAAGATCGACGGGTTGGAAGCGGACGAAGCCCGCATCATCGTCACCGCCGACACCGCCAAACTTGAGAAGCAACTCGACCGGGCCAAAGCCAAGCTCGACGGGCTCGAAGGTGACGAAGCGTCGGTGCAGGCCCGACTCGTCGGCACGTTGGAAGCGGATCTCGCCCAGGCCCAGGACCTGCTCGCCAAACTCGACGGGCAGACCGCCACCGTCAAGATCGACTCGGTCGGCGCGAAGCAGGGGATCGACGATCTCGGCAAATCCGCCGACAGCTCCAAGAGCGTGTTGGCGAACATGATCGGCAACACCACCCAGGATCTCGGCACGTTGGGTGGGGTCGCCGGGTCGGCGGGTGTGGCCATCGGTCAGATGGGCGAGTACATGGCCGACGCCGCCGCGTCCGGTGAAGGGCTCAGTTCGATCACCAAGAACTTTGTTGCCGTGGCCGGCCCGATCGCCGCTTTGACCGCCGCCACGTTCCTGGTCACCGAAACCGTCAAGGCGTTCGGGCAACCGGCGAAGGAAGCCGCCGAGCGGACCAAAGAGGTCGGCGAGGCGATGAAGAACACCACATCGGCCACCCTCGCGTTCGTCGATGTCCTGCGAAGCAACGCTGACGAGTTGGAGAACTTCACCCTCGACCGCAAGGACGGTTTGGGCAAGTTCAACGATGCTCTCACCGACGCCCTCGATTTCCTGCCCGGTGTCGGTAAAGCGTCGATTGATGTGCTCGAGGTCGCGAAGCGCATGGACATTTCCATGTTCGACCTGGCCAAGCAGCTCGCCGGGACCGGGCAGACCACCGAGGATTTCACCGCCCAACTGGACGCCGCTGTCCGGGCCGGGAAGATCACCCGCGACGAAGCCGACTTTCTCGCCCAGTCCGTCGCCAACTACGGTGACGCCGCCGCCCAGGCCGCCAAGGACCAGGGGCTGTTCAACGTCAGCGTCGAGGAAGCCAACCTGATCTTCCAGGGGATGCAGGATCCGTTGACGAAGTTCGCCGGCGGGTTCAAGGTCATCAAGGACGACATGGCCGACGGTGCGATCACCACCGAGGCCGCCGCCGGGTGGATCAACATGCTTGCCGACGCCCTGGGGATCACCACCGAAGCGGTCATCAGACTGGCCGCCCAGGACATGAAAGGTGAGATAGCGAAACCCATCCCGCTCGCCGAGAGCCTGGCCCGCAAGATGGAAGCACTGCGGACAAAGACCGACGGGTTCACCCAGGCGTTCCAGAACATGTCGGATGAACTCGACAACTCGAACACGATGCTCGACCTGGCACAAGGGTTCGACGACGTCGCTTCCAAAGCGTTCGAGTCGGCGGTCGCGATCCAGGACGGGTCGATCGACGCGCAGGCCAAGTTGTACGAACAGGCCACCGCCCAGAACGCGTTGAAACAGGAAGTGATCGACTACGCCGAAGAGGTCGGGGAGATCCCACCGGCCGCGGTGACCCAGGTCAACGCCCTGATCGACCAAGGATCATTCGACGAGGCCGAACGTTTGTTGGCGGAGATCACGAAGAAGCGGACGGTGACGATCGAACTGATCGGGAAGCGTGGCGGCGACCTGTTGGATGACCGCCTGTTCGGGGTCCGCCGATGACCCTCGCCGCTTTCACCTGGACTGATCGGGCCCGCCCGATCGTCGAGCTCGGCATCGGTGATACACGTATCCCCGCCGGGCAGGCGACATGGGATCACGCCCGCTGGGACACCGCGGGCGACATGTGGGCGGGGACCGAACCGGTGTGGCATGACATCACCTGCGACACCCACCAGTTCCGGTGCTTGTACGGTCGGGTGCGGGTGACGGACCGGTTCACGGTCGGTGAGGCCACCGTCAGCGTCGACAACGCTTCGGGGTGGGCTGACCCGAACGTGGTCGGTGATACCAACGTGTTGACGGTCAGGCCGGGTCGCCCGATCCGGATGGGTGTCATCCACCAGGACTTCGGTGTGCGTTGGTTGTTCCGCGGGTTCGTGGACTCGGTGCTCCCCACCTATGACCCGGTCGACCCCGACCGTGTCGAACTGTCCTGCATCGACGCGTTGGGGGAAGTGAACCGGGCCAAGTTCGTCCCCCAACTCTTCACTGGGGCCGGCGAAACCGTCCGCTACCGCATCCACCGCATCCTCGACCTGACGAAATGGCCGACCGAGAAACGCGACGTCGATTTCACCTCCGACACCCTGATCGGTGACGACCTCAGTGGGCAGGCTGCTGACCTGTTGGGACGGGCGGCTGACTCCAACGGTGGGTCAGTGTTCGGTGACATGGAGGGGCGTGTCGCCTACCGGTCGCGTGACTGGCAAACGTTCCAGCCGGGGACACCACCGGACGGGACGATCGGCAACGTCGAGGACGGGTCACCGAACCGGGTGACGTTCGACCCGTTCAACTACCTCGAGGACGGGGCCCAGGTCGTGTGGGGTGCGACGGTGCCGGCCGATGTGTGCCCGACCCGGTGGGAGCGACCGTTCGCCAGGGCTGACATCGCCACCCGCATCATCGTCGGCCGCGAGAGTGACCCGGCATCACTCGTCCAGTTGGACGACCTCGAGGGCCAACTGTTGTACGGGATCGAACCGTTCCAACGCACCGACCTCCTCACCCAACACGACGACACCCTGGCCATGCTGGCCCGCCGGTTCCTCAACGCCCGCCACCACACCACCGCACCCCGCGTCCGCTCCGTGTCCCTCTCGGCGGCGACCGCTGACAACGCCCTCGATCTGATGTCGACCGTCGACGTGTACAAACCTTCCCGCTACCGGTGCCGCCTGCAGTACGACCGGGGCATGGTGTTCGACGACGAGTACTTCGCGACCGCCGTCGCCCACGACGTCACCCCATCGGCCTGGACATTGGAACTCAACTTGGACAGCGCCGCACCGTTCGCGGTGGTCGGTGAACGCTGGGACTCCGGGCACTGGGATTCCACCGTCTGGGCCGCTGACCCGGTCGCCGACCTGGTCGCCGAAGCCCGTGAACTGATCGGAGAATTGACGTCATGACGACAAAAGCAGACGAACGCCTGAACCGGCTCGAAGGATTGGTCGACAGGCTCGAGGTCCTGATCCCCGACGCCGTGCTACCGGCCCCGACATCGGTCAACCCGGACGGATCACCCGGCCCCGTCGCCCCCGGAGAACTCATTGAGAGTGCCTGGGGAAACGCTGTCAGCAACGAGTTGCAACGCACCCGCGCCTGGTTTGTGCAGAACACGAACAGCCCGACGTTCACGACCACGGCATCGGATTTCCCCGGCCTGACCCTGACCCATGATTTCAAGGCCGGCAAGATCTACAAGATTTCGGCGTTCGTCGCGTTCTGCATCGCGACCCTTGACGGGGTCCGTGAGATCTTCATTACGGACGGCAATAGCCAGGCATTGAACCGTGGGGCCAATTTCACTCACGACGGGTTTTCGTTCTCACTCCACACCCAGGTCGTTGTCTCGACCAGTCCCGTGGGAGTGCAGACCGTCAAGGTGATGATGCGAACCAGCGCCGGTGTCCTGTCCGTCACCGGTGGCGCTGGTCAACAATCCAACCTGATCATCGAAGAGATCAGCCCATGACCCACCACCTTCGGGAGGAGTGGCAGGACCCCTCGCTGCCGATCACCGGGCCGAAACCGAAGGCCACCCGCACGGTCGGTGTCATCCACTACTCCGGGTCGAACAACATCCCCGCCGACAAACCCGCCTGGCTCCGCTCGATGCAAGCGGACTACGTCAACAACCGCGGCTACTCGCTCGGCTACGGCCATTTGGTCACCTACGACGGTGACAGCTACGAGATCCGTGGCGACGATTTCAACATGGCGTCGAACAACGGGGACAAGGTCGACGGCAACGCCAACGACTGGACGCTGTCGATCCTGCTCGACGTCACCACCACCGCCGGGGCCACGCTGGCCGCGATCGACACGTGCAAGGACCTGTTCGCCAACGCCGGCATCACCGGTCGCCCCGTCCCCCACAGTTTCTACGACTACACGTCGTGTTGTGGTGACGCTGTCCGAGCTCAGATCGACCAGGGCCTGTTCGACCCTGCCCCGTACCACCCGCCGACCCCGACCCCGACAGGAGTGATCGACATGTACGTGATAGCAGTCTCACGGGACGGCTGGCCCGGCCCCGTGGACCTCGTCGTCTCGGACGAGGGGACCCGTTGGAACGCCAACGGCAACACCAGCGCCCTGGACAAACTGGCCGGTGTGCCCCGACTCGAGGTGGACAAGGACCAGACATTGGGTTTGTTGATCGACAGGCCGGGGATCGGGAACTGCCCGTTCGAGATCCTGCCCGACTACTTCGACGCCGAACTCGCCGCAGCCTGGTAAACGCCGTGCCCGACGTCGACCTCAAAGACATCATGGTGGAGGGCGATTTTCTGCGCCGTATCGGTGACGAGCTCGTCGGTGACCCCGCCACCGGGCCGACAGGTCCGCCCGGGCCGACAGGACCGGCCGGGCCGGCAGGCCCCGACACCCTCGAAGCAATGGTGCAACCGTCGTTGGCCCCGATGGCGAGGGCGAACAAGATTTCCCGTAACGCCAGCATCCTTCGGGTTGGCATGGTTGGTATGTCGATCGCCAACTTCGACATGTCACTGCCGCATCTGGGTGAGAAGCTCCGCAACGAGTACGGGGCCCCCGCCGTGTTCCGGGGTGTGGCCGGTGGGCTCGGGGGTTCGTACACGGCGTCCTACAACGGGTGGGAGAAGCAACCGTACGGTGGGCGCGCCTACATCCGGGCCCGCGGTAAGGCGGCGTCGACATCGAACATGAAACTCGAAGGGTTCGGTGACACCGTCACCCTGTGGTTCTCGGTGGAGACCGACGCCGAAGCGTGCAACATCATGATCGACGGTGTCGTGGTCGGTACCACCCCCACCGCGGGGGCGCAGAGGTACGCGGTGAAGCAAACATTCCCGCTGGCCCGCACCGTCCATTTCCTCGAGATCGTGAAACCGGTCGGGGCCGGGTTCTGCTACCTGGAGGAGTTCGAGTTCCTCGACACGGCATCGACACCCGGGGTCGTGTACCACGACTGGACGTTGGGCGGGTCGTCGCTTGGGAACTCGGCGGTCATCCGCACCCCCCAGGCCGGGCAGGTGACCGGTATCCCGATCGTGGGTAACGCCGGCATCGACGGCTACTTCGACAACGCGGACATCGACCTTTTCGTGTTGATGCACGACGTCAACGACGCCCAGACATCGGTATACGCGAACTTCCTGGCCATGTTCAACCGGGCGCTCGAACTCACCCGCACCAACGTGGTGCCGTTGGTGTTGGTGTCGTCGATGGCCGGTCACTACATCAACCCGGCCGACACCGCCGGTGGCAGACACACCACCTACTTCCAAATTCATGACCTGTACCGCGACACGGCGACCGCCGAGTCCCACGTCACCCATGTCGACTGGCACGCCGCGACCGCCCTCACCGACTACGCCAAGTATCAGCAGACGTACTATTCGGGTGTCACCGGTTACAACCCGGTCACCGGTGCCTACACCGGGGATTTCATCCACCCCGACGCCAACGCCTACGCCGCGTTGCAGCACGAGCTGGCTGAAGCGTTCGTGCTCGAGGAGGGCACCGGCGGTACCGCCCCGGCCCTGATCAACGCCCGCACACTGACCGCCGGGCTGAGGACGTCGCGGGCGACGATCCCGTTGCAACGTGACGTGTACGAACTGATCGCCGAGAACACCCAATGCGTGTTCAACGAAGTGACCGACACGTTCACCACCACCCTCCCCCACGGGCTGGCCGTCAACGATCGGGTGTTCTTCGCCAACGGGCTCGGCGCGGTCACACCCGCCTGGGACTGGCACATCAAATGGGTGCTCACCGTGCCGTCCACGACGACATTCACGATCTCGGACACGAAAGGTGGCGCACAATGGGTGTCGTCCGGGTCCGGCACCACCCGTGCCGGTACCGCCCTGATCCGGTTGACACCCCGCCAGTACCTGGGGGCCGGGGAGATCGGACTCATGCCACGCTGGTGCTCGGCTGCCAGCGCCGGGCTCGCCGGGTACGACCAGATCCCGGTGTACTTCGACCCGGTCGCCGATGACTGCGCCGGGTCGGTGTCGATCTCCGAGTTCCGTACCGGCATCCAATCGGCACCGACGGGCACCGACCAGTACGGCAAGTACAAGGTGTACACGGCGAACACGAACTACACGATCCGCGGTGGTCTGCATTTCGATGTGCCGTCGTACACCCTGATCCGGTACGCCGGGGCCGGGCTCGGGTTCTTCGCCGCCGCCAGCTGCTACTTCGTGGACTACGACGGCAACACCCTGCCCCACCGACGTCGGCAGCCCACCGATCACCGCGGTCGTCGGCATGCGAGCGTCCGCCACCGCGACCACCGGTCTCACGATCTCCGCCGGGGCGACGACCACCGCCCGCGTGTACGACATCGCCACCAGCCCGTCACCGACCTGGCCGGGTATGCGTGTCCCGTGATCGCCTGCGTCACCGAGATCGCGACGGCATCGGCGGGTGGGTTGTGTGTTGGCGCGGTCGGGGTGTGGGTGCTGTGCATCAGACATCACCGCAAAACGACGATCACGGCGACGTCTGAGGACTCACGCCGCGAATGACAACCGGTTCATGCCGTCGAGGTCGTCGTCGTCGGGGAGCACGTACCGCTCCGTTGTCGCCACCGACGCGTGACCCAACCACAGTTTGACCTGGATCAGGTCGTTCCCGGCGCGGATCTGCCCCGTCGCGAACGTGGCCCGCAGGTCATGGGGTCGGTGCCCGGTGATGCCGGCGTCACGGTAGATGCGGGTGATCCGGTTGGAGACGGTGTGGCCGACCGTGGCGGCCAACGTGAACCCGCACCGCAGCAGAATCGCTGCCAGCTCGTCATGGATCGGCAACGACCGGTCCTTGCCACCTTTGCCCTGCCGGACGTACATGACCCTGGCGACGAGGTCGACGTCGCGGTGCTCGAGGTGCGCCATCTCCGACACCCGCAGCCCGGCGTAGACACCCAACCCGATCGCCAGGCGGTCTTGTGAGTCACGGCACGCGGCGAATGCCAGTCTGACTTCCCGGTGTGACAGCGGGTTCGGTTGGCGTGACGGGACTTTCGGGGTGCGGATACCGCTGGTCGGGTCGTAGGGGATCAGTTCGTTCTCGTCGGCCCACCCGAAGAACGCTTTCAGATCACCCAAGTAGTTGGCCCGGGTCTGTGCGCCGGGGAACTTCGACAGCCAGCGCTCCACAACCCTGCGGCCGCCCTGGCGGGTGTCTGGCCAGACCGGGTTGTCCCGACGGAACCGGGCCAGGATGCCACGCCTACGTCGCCGGGTGTTCTGAGAGTGCCCTACGAAGCTCTCCCAGGCGTCGAAATCATCGAGGCGGTCTGACATGGCCGACAATATTTGCACGGCCTCTGACACGGTGTGCTCAGTTGGTGCGCGGGTCGTGAGCCGCGCATACCGGGACAGCCCGGGATGTGCCCCCTCCGGTGTTGACGTAGGCGTAACGGTCGGCCGGGGCGATGCAGTCGGGGTGTGAGCAGCGGGTGACCTGTGGGCCGTTCATGCGGCGATCGGTTCACGTCGGTCGACGAGCTGGAACGCCAGCCGGCGGATCGGGGCCAGCGGACGATACTGGCCGGTAACAGCCTCCTCGCCGTCGTCGAACTCACCGACGAACCACTCCAACGGGATGTGGCTCAACCGTGAGTAGCGGACCACGATCTCGAGCGGTGGCACGATCCGGCCCGCCTCGTAGTTGATGACCGAGTTCCGGTGGACGCCGAGGCGTCGCGCCATGTCCCCGGTGGTGCCCAAGCTGGCGTGAGTTCTCGCCTTACGGAGACGATCGCCCAACGTCCAACCCGGCAGTACTGGTGCCTGTAGTTGTTGTCCCATTGCACGACTCTACGCACAACCTGATGCGGAACACAAGTCTGTGTTGCGTTAATAACAAGCGCGTAGTATTGTGCGCTGCCCATGACCCCCGACATGATCACCATTGCCGAGGCTGCTCACCGTCTCGACCTCGATCGCTCCAACGTGTTGCGCCGCGCCCGGCGCGGTGACTTCGGTGAGGTCACCGAGATCGGCCGCGGTGACGGCCGGCCATCGTTGCTGCTCATCTCCGCCGCTGCGGTGGACGCGATGGCAGCCGCCCGATGAGCCGCAAACGAATCGCGGCCGCTGTCGTCGCACTCGTCGCGCTCACCGGCTGCACCAACCAGGAGATTGCCGCCTGGATCGCCTGGCATGACGAAGCCCCCGAAGCCGCCCAGGTCTGGCTGCAACGCGAAGAAGTACAAGCATCACTCACCCAGGACTGGGATCACGACGGGATCATCGAAGCCGAACCGCCGCCCCCGGCCCCCGAACAACGACAAGCCTCCACCAGTCAGGCATCGACCGGCAACCGATGCACCGGCATCATCGACGCCCTCAGCGCCCAGTCCCCGGGCTGGGATGTCAACCGCATGGCTGCCATCGCCTACAGGGAGAGCAGATGCCAGCCGAGTGCCGCCAACTCGTGCTGCACCGGCCTGTTCCAAATCCATCAGATCTGGATTCCGAAAGCCGGCTCCTGCGGCGTCTACTCGCGCGCCGATCTCACCGACCCGTCGCGCAACATCTGTGTGGCGGCGCTGATCTACCGCAGTCAAGGCATGGCTGCGTGGTCGCTGTGAGCGCCGATGATCTGGCCCCGGTCGTTGTGCTGGTCGTCGTGTTTGCCGCCATGTTTGGTCTTGATTGGTGGGTGCGGAACCGATGATTGAGATCGCCGTTTCCCTCATCGGCGTGGCCGTGGTGCTCGACCTGTGGCTGGTCGCCCTCACCGACGTGCGCCACGACCGTCGCCGCATCGACCGCAGGTGGCGCCGTGGGTGACGATATCCAACGCCAACTGGAAGAAATGGTCCACGCCGTATGGCGCATCGACACCCGCCGCGGCTACCGGTGCAAGTGCTGCGGTGTGACGTTCATCGACAAGTACACCTACTTCCGCCACACCCACCCCTCGGCGGGTAGGAGATGACCGGCAGCTCCAAACGTAAGGGTGACGCCGGCGAGCGCGAAGCCGCCGAGCTGATCAACGAACTGCTTGGCGTCCCGGCTCGCCGCATGCTCGGGGCCGGTCGGCTCGACGACATCGGCGACATCGACGGCGTACCGAATACGACGATCCAGGTGGTGTCGAGGTCGACCGACGTCGTCTCGGTGGGTGTCGTCCGCAAGCCGCTCGAGGCGAGCAGGCAGGCACTCAACGCCGGCAACACCTTCGCCGCCACGTTCGTCCGCGTCCGCGGTGGCACCTGGCGCGTCGTCCTCACCCCGGCCCAGTGGGCCCTGCTCTGGAGAGAAGCAACATCACCATGACCAAAGCCATGCACACCCCCGAGGCCCACGCCAAGCGTGCGGCGATGCGGGCAGCAAACATCGCCTCGACGCGACCGACGACGCGGCCCGGGTCTGAATCCACCAACCTGCGCGTCGGGGACAGAGTCGTGGTTGCCGTCGAAGACCCCCGCTCAACCGTTTCGAGACGGTATGGCGGGCGTGAGGGGTGGGTGGCCACCGTGAACACCCAGCGATTCGATTCGGGCACCAGATACGTCGAGATCGGGGTGTCGTGGACGTGGCAGAAGGACATGGAAAAGATGTCCGCTGACATCTGGTTCCGCGCCGACGAGGTACGGGCCGTGTCATGACCCTGGTCACCCCCACCCCACAGGTCGAGCGCGACCGCTACGGCCGGCCACGTATCAAGCTGCCCGACTCAGGCAGGCTGGCCTACTACACCCGGGCCACGACGATCGCCGGGACGCTCGACGACCGCTACTCGCTCGAGAAGTGGCTGCAGCGACAGGTAGCGATCGGGATGGGCAAGCGGCCCGACCTCGTCGCCCTGGCCGCGACCGCTGCGGTCGACGATCGCACCACTCTCGACAACGTCGTGGCCGCAGCCACCGACGCCGCCGCCGCCGATGCCAAAGCCAACCTGGGCACCGCGCTGCATGCCCTGACCGAGGCTCACGACCGAGGTCTGCTGACCGACGTGCCGGCCATGTTCGCTGCCGAGCTCGCCGCGTACATCGACGCCACCGAACACCTGCGCTGGTTGGAGATCGAACAGATGGTGGTGCTCGACCCGCACAGTGTGGCCGGTACACCCGACCGCATCGGGTTGGCCGGCAGGCGACGGCGCGCCCAGATCTACGACATCAAGACCGGCTCGATCGACTTCTCCATGGGGTCCATCGCCGTACAGATGGCGATCTACGCCCACGCCAACAACATCTATGTGGGCGGTGATCGACTGCCGATGCCCGAGATCGACCTCACCCGCGCCGTCATCATCCACCTGCCTGTCGGCAAGGGCACGTGCGAGTTGGTGGAGGTCGACATCGAAGCCGGGTGGGAGGCGTTCCAACTCGCCATGGCCGTGCGTGAATGGCGTAAGCGCAAAGACCTCTCCCGCGTCATCGACAGCACCGTGGTTCGATCTGAGCCCAACGAGGGTCGCGACGAGCCCGCTGAGGCGGTCGCCCATCTACGCGCCGCGTATGAAGGCCTGGAGCCTGCTGCGAGGGCGTGGGTGACGACCATCGGCAACCAGGCGCACACGGCCGGCGTCTCGTTCCGTCTCAGTGGCGCCGAGGGCAGGGCCACCGAGCGTCGCGTCACCCTCATGGCGACGCTGATCGAACTCGCCCGCTACGGCTACGACCAAGACGACGCGATCCGTGGACTGCTTGAGCAGCTCCACGGCGACGTCGCCCAGTTCGGCAACGTGACCACCGGTCACCTCGTCGGACTCACCGATGTGGACCAGGCCCTACGCCTGTCCGCGCTCGCCGACGCACTCACGTCGGCCTGACACCCCAAGCAGAAAGAAGCAACATCATGGCCTTTGCCACCC